CAGTACTTTTGTATAACGTGCCATCTAGTCACCAGTTAAAAATGATTGGGGAGATTAAGGTTCTCCCCGAACCTATTTTAGTTAACTAATCAGTTAAGTTTAACTAATAATGATTTGACCTGCTTCAGGTCTAACAATTTTCAATCCATACCTCATAGACATGTAGGAACCGACAATACCGAATCCGGGATTGGCTTCCTCTACTGTCAATGGACGTCTTTCGACGTAAGCCATAGGTTTGGTTGAAAGGTCGAAAACACCCATACGGTCAACTGGGACGTAGGGGTTTACGATTACTTGTAGACCATACAACTGACCAACAAGTCCACCTGATTGTAGCATGTTGCTGAATGGGTTGTTAGCTGGGTCGGTAGGCATAACGTTACCACCAGTAACTGGTGTAACAGATGATGCGTTTGTGAATACACTAGCAAAGTCAGCCAACTTCAATACGTTTTCGTAGTGAGATGGAGACATGAACAAGTGAGTTGCACTATAACCTAGCTTACTCATTCTACTAACTGCTGCTGAAATATCTTGTAATGCAACTGAGCTTTCTCCAGTGGAGGTTGCTGCATTGTAAGAATTACAGGCTTGTAGGGTAGCTAAGGATTGGTCTGCATACTGGTCTAGACGACCGTCGAATGTAGCTCCAGTTCCAAAGAAACCACCTTGTGGGTTAGATGAGAAGGTTGTGATTGTGTCTTCTCCAGTAGCAGCTGTAATTCCGATGGTACCGTAGGTTGTGTCTGCGGCATCTGCACCGAAAATGACTTTTACAACGTGACCGGTCAAGTGTCTGTCGACAGCTCTGCGGGCTTCGTTTAATGCCATTTCAACTTCGTTGAATCTAGAGTCTTCAATCATTCTTCGGGTTACACCTACTGCAAGACCCCACTCTTTAACTGCGACTCTCTCGGAGCGTAGTTTTGTGTGTTGGTATTGTGGGGTGTTACCCTCGTCTATTTGTTCCATAGCCATAGAAGGCTTGGCGAAAGTAATATCAATATTACCGCCTGTATCGGTTGTCATTGGGTCAGCGAAGAATTGCATTACTGGAAGGTCTGCGACTTTGTAGTCCATCAAAGCTTCTTTATAATCAATAAGTACTCTTTCTCCTGCTCCACCGTCAATCGAACCGGTGTTAAGGCTTGTTAGTATACCGGGAGTTGCGTCAACCATTTAAATCACCTTAGAGTGTTTGACATTTGTGCAGTCCTGCACCAACTGCTGAAGCAGCTGCTAAGCATACTGCTTGTGCTTTAGGTGCGGTTGTTGCGTTTGTAGCAGCAACTAATTGCCCACCAGTTGAGCCCATCATTAGTGCTGTTCCTGCTACTACGTCGTCTGTTTGAATATTCAAAACTACTCCTACACCAGTTATCAATGAACAAACGCTGCCTGAGGCTGCATCTGTTAGAGCAATCCCAGCATAAGCAAACTGTTGACCACCTGTGTGGTCACTGTCTGCTAGTTGGGCTTTGCCGGTTGCATCGATAGAACATGCTTCTCCGGCGGAAATAGCTTCAGCTGCGATATAAGGAAGTATACGTGCTGGAGCTCCTCCGTCATTAATCAAAATTTCTGTTGCCATATTTATTCACCTCTGTAGTAATCACGGTTTAATTTAAGTTTTCCGTTTACTACTTTCATACCGAATTTTCTTTCTGTTTCTGGTACTTCACCTTCGTCAGCTGATTTACCTTTACCGAAAGACCTTTCGACATCGTTGCTTGGCTCTGGCATTGCTGCTAGAGCGTCGCTGAATCCAGTCAATCTGGAATCATCCCATGCAGAGAGTTCCTCTACACGAGCATCCTTTTTATCTTCTTCGATAGAACCGAATAAGATTTCTTTGGATATAATTGCTTCTACAGTTTCCAACTTCTTGGCTTCTGCTTCTGCAGCTAATCTATCTTCCTCTGCTTTCTTGAAAACTTCTAATTCTTTCATAGCTTTCTTGAACTCAGATTCGATTTCAGCTTTTGAAGCTTCTGCTTCTTCAAGTTGTGAACGTAGTGAAGCGAACTCGCGTTCGACAATGTTCTCTGCCTCGGATTTTACAGTTGTTTCTTTTGTCTCTTCTGACATAATTTTTACCTCTGTTTCCCCGTCTTCACATGCACATGCATCTTCATGGCCACCACAACCACAGTCGTGGTCGTCTTCAGATTTTTGTGCATCACATTCATTTCCATCTATTGTACATTCTTTGCAGACGGGGTCCATTTTTTCATTGTCAATGAAACTTACCTCTGTGGGACGAATGTTAGTGGCATATGTGTCACCCATCACATCAATGTCGTTTGAAAACCAATCGATACTGACATGAGTCATGTCCCCGTCTTTGACTTTATCCATCACTTCTTGACCACGGCCATATCTATTAGATACTGTTGCTAGCATCTTAACTGCAGTCTTTCCATTATCCATCTTGAACAGTTCGGGTGTCGTTGCCATGCCGATTAAATCCTCTTCTGTTCTTTGATGGTCAATATAAATCGGGAGTTCTGAGAACTTTTCTAGGTTGTCCTTCAACATACC